GCTCTGAGTCTTACTTATCGCGCTAACATTCTGGGTATGAGAGTTCCTGAGCTTGAGCAGATGCTTAGTGGCTTAGGTGTCAATCAGAAGACCGCGCAGAACTTTGAACGTCGCATGCAGAAACTCAACGAGATGCTAGACAATCAAAGTCTGGTCTTGCTGGGCAAAGAGGGAGAACTTAGTCAAACTCAGTACTCGTTCGCGGGTCTGGGCGAGATGATGCAGATGTGGCAGCTGGGAGTTTCGGGCGCGGCTAAAATGCCCGTCACCCGGCTGTGGGGTCGAACCTTCTCAGGTCTAGGCCAAGCCGGTGACGGCGATGAGCGCATTTACGAGGAGACTATCTCTACTGAGTCTGACGTAACGCTGCGGCCAGCACTTGAGAAACTTTACCCAGTAATCTGCATGAGCGAGTTGGGCGAAGTGCCTGACGACCTCAACTTAAACTTCCCCTCCATTCGTGTGCTAGATGAAAAAGAGAAGGCGGAGTTAGCCAAGACCGTAGTGGATACCTGCGTCGTGGCGTTGAACGCGGGCGGCATCAGTATTCGTACCTTTGCCCAAGAGTTGAAGCAGTCCAGTACCAAGACCGACATCTTTACCAACATCACGGATGAGAACATTGAGGCTTTGTCGGATAAGGTGCAGCAAGAGGGCGAGATGGGTGAGGACTTATTCGGAGCAAGCGAAGGCGGGCTGAGTCCGTCCAGTTCCCCGGATAAAGCCCTGCACGCACTGGCCGAGGAGCGTAAGGATAGGGAAACGCCCACGGCGGAGGCGGCGGGAGCACCAGAGGGCCTTAAACCGCCGCCAAAGGGCGCTGTAGAGGCTCATGATGAAGTCCCGGAGGGCCTTAAACCCGGCGACCGGCTCCATATTCACGGAAAATGGTTGACGGTGAGCGAGGTCGTAGTAGGCACAAAGGACTTGTTCGGTAATCCTACGGTGCAGGTTCATTTTGAGACGGGTGAGATTATTCCGTACCAAGTGAAGGCGCGTACGCAGGACACTAAGCCCTACACCCCGGAGAAAATTCGCGAGTTGGCAACCAAGCCTATTCAAGGTAAAGTACAGAGTCGTGTAGTACAGAATCGGATTATTCGCGACCTCGCTGAACAAGGTTACTTTTATTGGGTGGCTGAGGCAGAGGCGGCAAAAGAACTTGGCAAACAAAGTGACGTAGTAGCGGCTGAACGTGAGATCTCTAAATACAGAACCTTGTTGAACTCGGCGGGGGCCAAGGACGCTGACGGTCCTGAAGCTGAGGAACTGAACATCCACGGTCTTCCCGTTGTCATCGAGACTCACAAGGGCGAAACACGCAGCGGGCCGGGATGGTCTAACGTCCTCCCATACGACTACGGGTTTATACGTGGCTACCAGGGCGCGGATGGTGATTCACTAGACGCCGCCGTGGGGCCTAACCCTGAGTCTAAGTGGATTTACGTCTTTGACCAGAAGCAAATTGATAGCCAGAAATTTGACGAATCAAAATGCTTCTTTGGTTATGACTCGCTGGGTGACGCCGTTAAGGCTTTCAATATCGGCCATGACAAAGCATGTCTGGTTTACCGCGATGTGACGCCCATGCAGATTGACGACTTCAAACATTGGATCAACACTGCCGATCTTACTCGGCCCGCAGGAGCAGTGAAGCGATGAAACGATTTGTAGAGATTTTATTTGGGTTTGTCATAGCTTCGTCTATCTGCCTGGCGCAGGCTAATTTTGAGAATATCAGGGTATTGAGTACTGCGCCGGTAGGCCCCTGCTCAGAGCCTGTTTCCATTACTAAGGTAAATGGCGGGCTCGCACCGGGTTTGTATCAGTGCCTACAGGGTGTGTGGACTTTGACGGCTCCTAGTAGCAGCGGAACCGCAAGCGGCTTGGCTGGAGGAGTGCTTGGCAGCCTCCCGATTCAAAGCGCACCCAGCACGACTGCAATGGTCGCTCCGAATACCAGTACCACACCCCGGATTCTAGTCCAGACCGGAACCGGAACGGTCGGCGCATCTCCTGTATGGACGACCACACTTCCCGCTACCTCCGAGCCAGCGCACACCGGAGACGCCACGAATACGGCTGGATCATTGGCAATGACGGTTGTCCAGGTCAACGGAGCCTCCGTTCCTGCCAGTGCAACGGTTATCGGCAGTAACTCTTCTTCGCAGTTGATTGTAACGGCCACGACAGGGACGGGCAGCGCGGTGCTATCCACTTCACCAACGCTTACTGGACCTGTTGCTATTTCAGGTACGACTCAAGGCATTACCTTTTCGGCGGGGACTGCTACCGCTGGGGCATCTGGTAATGTAGTTATTTCCTCTGATGCCACCGTTGGCAACCTTATGGTCAACGAGAACGCCACAGGGCCATCGCGAGCGTGCACGGCATTGAATGGGGCGTGCGCCAGTGCTACTCAGGTCAACGGAGCCTCCGTTCCTGCCAGTGCAACGGTTATCGGCAGTAACTCTTCTTCGCAGTTGATTGTAACGGCCACGACAGGGACGGGCAGCGCGGTGCTATCCACTTCACCAACGCTTACTGGACCTGTTGCTATTTCAGGTACGACTCAAGGCATTACCTTTTCGGCGGGGACTGCTACCGCTGGGGCATCTGGTAATGTAGTTATTTCCTCTGATGCCACCGTTGGCAACCTTATGGTCAACGAGAACGCCACAGGGCCATCGCGAGCGTGCACGGCATTGAATGGGGCGTGCGCCAGTGCTACTCAGGTCAACGGAGCCTCCGTTCCTGCTTCGGCTTCCGTACTGTCCTCAAATTCTTCTTCACAAATTACTGCGGCTACTAGCCATAACGAAAGTCTTCCGGCTAACTGCGTACAGTCCAACACCAGCACCACGGCGTACACCTGCACGACGGCCCCGACATTCACCCCAGCATCTGGCGATCATATCCAGTTCGAGGCGCTGTACGCCAACACTGCATCGTCAACCCTGGCGGTCAACGGAGCAGCAGCGGCAACCATCAAAAAGTGGGGCGGCTCTGGAACTCTGATCGCTAATGATTTATTGACTTCACACTGGATTAGCGCAACTTTTGACGGGACGTATTGGCAGCTTGAAGGACAGCTTGGCAACGCAAACACCACGCAGGTAAATGGGGCAACCGTGCCGGTATCCTCGGCTGTGTTGGGGAGTAATGCCAGTAGTCAGTTGATAACTCCGTCAGCTGTGGCCCATAGTGTCTTGGGAAATACAACAGGATCGGCAGGGGCTCCGAGTTTCACGAGTGCGCCATCTGTGACCAGTATTACGATCAATAGCGGTACAGCCATGGGCGGCAGCACGGGCACTGGGGGATATGCGCAGGAAACCACCAGCGCGGCGAAAACAAGCGGAGACTTAGCCAGTTATGACGCTAACGGAAATGTCGTAGATAGCGGAGTTCATTCTCCTGTGTTTGGAATGGTCACGCTGGTTTCAGGAACCTATACCGTGAGCACTACCGCTGCCTGCACGCCAAACGGAACCACCTGCAATATTCAACTAACGCGCTGCATCGGGAATGGAAGTTCCGCAGTAGGTGTTCCCACGGTAAGCACAGTCGTAGTTGGAACATCATTCATAATCAATTCTTATTCGTCCGTCGCGTCAGTAGCGACAGGCGATATTGCATCTGTGTGCTGGCGTATCAACTAAGGGAGGGGAGAGGTCCACTGACATGAGAAAACTCATACTTTTGTTGCTGCTCGTTCCCGTCATATCATGGGCATCGGCTGCGAATGTCTACATCACTCAGACTGGCAGCGCGACAGGCAATTGCACCACGAGCGTTCAAACACCGGCATTCTTTAATAATGCCGCCAATTGGGGCGCCGGGGCGAACCAGATTGGGCCTGGAACCACCGTATTGTTCTGCGGAACGTTTACGGGAACGGCGGGACAGACTGGCTTCACTTTTCAGGGAAGCGGAACATCCGGAAGTCCAATCACGTTGCTGTTCGACACGAACGCGCAAATGTCAGCGCCATATTGGGGTTCGGGGAGTTCCGGCGCGATCTTTTGCGCAGGACAAAGTTATCTTATCGTCAATGGTGGAACGAACGGAATCATCCAGAACACTGCGAACGGAACAAGTCTAGCCTATAGCCAATCCAGTTATGGGATATTCGCCGTCAACTGCTCAAATATCGAAATCCGTAATATTACCATTCAAAACATCTACCTCAACCAGGGCAGCAGTTCCAGTGCAACGGACACAAACGGACAGAACACAGGCGACATCTATTTGCAAGGTACATCCACGGGCGATAACGTGCACGACAATGTGTTGAACAACGCGCGCGCAGGTTTGTGGGTTGATTTTGATAGTGGGTACGATGCGAGTAACCTGGCCGTTTACAACAACACAATCAGCGACCACCCCTGGAGTGTTGTCGTGGGCGCTTGTAACGCCAGTTCCACGGCCACGGGGGTAGCGATTTACAATAACGATTTTTCCGGCTGGTTGAACTGGCAATTCCCCGTTTCAACGTATCATACGGACGGGATAATCGTTTTCAACGATGCGGACGGTGGTTACACATGTGCGGGACTCGGAGCGCTTGACACATTTAGGATCTTTAACAACTATTTTCACGGCAGTCTTGGCGGGGGATCACCTACTGGATATATAGCTTGCGGAGAACGGACTGCGTGCACGATCTTTAATAACCTCATGGTTGATAACGGTTCACTGCCCTGCGATGGATATATCTGGGCCTATGCGACTGGCGGTCCCTTTTATATTTACAACAATACGATTGTGGGAGGAAGCGGTGTGAATCAGGCCATTACCTTGAACGCCAGTTTAGGTACATCCGTATATTCCAAGGCAACAATCGAGAACAATATCAGTACTAATGTACGCTACGCGATTGGGGACTACAATCCAACCTCACTGTCTATTGATTTAACCGCATCTGATTACAACATTTGGCTGACAAATAGCGGCGGCGCGCCGCAATCTAGCTACAATTATGGTGGCTCGCCCACGATTTACACATTTGCTTCTTTGCAAAATCTAGGATTCGATACGCATAGCTTGATCTCTGACCCCAAACTCAATTTGGCTTATCACCTGCAATCAGGATCACCCGCCATTGGCCTGGGAGCAAACCTGACGAGCCTTAGTATCACCGCATTGGACACAGACAAAGCAGGAGCATCACGTCCCTCGTCAGGGGCATGGGATGCAGGGGCGTATCAGTATTCAAGCGGGGCGACGACCTACCTGACAATTCAAGGGGTAACAATTCAAGGGGTAACAATTCAGTAGCTGACGAAAACTTTGTCACTAGGCGGCAAGGGCCATGACGTTTAAGCTGGAAGAAATTGGAAACTCATTCACGTATCAATGCCTGCTATGCGGCGCTATAGTACGGGCTCCTCAGTGGGGGCCACTCGGTAAAGAACGTCATGCCGCGCCTATCCGCACTAATCCGCTTAACCTGCTACTCTGGCGCGAGGAGCGGGAGATCGAACACCAGCATGGAGACGTTAGCAATGGCGACAGTGATTGATAAGTTACAGGTGCAGGTAAGTTTAGAATTTGGTTGGGTCATCGTCACTACTGGCTTAGACCGGCCTTATTACTTCACCGTCTATTTAGGTGAGATGACCTACAGCGCAGATTTGAACGACGCCGTCAAGTTCGCGCGCGAGCAGGACGCCACCGCTATGCTGGATCATAACTTCTTTGCCAAGACAGAGACTAAGGTGATACCTGCATGCGCGGCGTAATCCAAAGCCGCACGGGCGAGAACGGGACGTGCTTTAGAGCGTCACTTGCAAGCCTGCTCAACTTACGTGAATCCCAAGTTCCAGACTTCCCTCTGGCTAATCAAGACCCCGGCGTGGATAAGTTCCTCGCCCGGTACGGACTGCGTTACGAAGAGTTTCCTATCACGGAGGATAATGATCCCGTCGGCTATCACTTCATCCTGGGTACCAGCCCGCGCGGGGGCGAGCACGCCATTGTTGGTAAAGACGGTAAGCCGGTTTGGGACCCCCACCCGGCTAGTGACGGTACGGGACAGGGCTTGACGAAACCGGAAAGGTATGGCGTGCTAGTGAGTAAGTTAGCGAAGGACGCGCAAATGTTGCCTGTGAAAGAGCGCCTGGATGAAACCGCGTATAATCTTTTAGCACTTGCTAATGAAGTACTGGCTGATTCTAAATCTTCTGATGAAGATAAAGCCTGGGCGCGCAAAGTGAAGTATAAGTATGGACAGACAGCGAAGGACGCTGACCCGCGCTCCGGAGTTACTAAGTGCCAAATGTGTGGTGCTCCGTTGAACGGTGACGACGTGGCAGAGGTTAATGGCAAGGTAGTTTGCCCCGATTGTGCGGACCGCCGCGCTCGTTTGCATCGGGCCTTGGATTGTGTGATGGATCGGGCTAGGGCAAATGATGTTTCAGAACAAAGTTTACAGGTGGCACTAACTCGTGCTGAAAAGCATGTAGAGGCAGCGCGCAACTCGGTAAGCCTAGCTGTAGAAGCACGCAGGAATAAAGGCGAGCGGTTGCAGAGTATGAGAGAAATTAAGGCCCGTAGGAAGCTCAGTGATGCTCACATGGAAGTTTACAAGGCTGAGTCCGCCTTAAAAGATTACCGAGAAAGAAACTAGCAAGGAGAGAAAACAGAATGGCACTAAGTAATTATCTCAAAATTGACGCCTCGCAGGGTACTAGCGCGGGGTCGTCGTCAACACCCGTCCTTATTCCAGGCACTACGGTTTCGGCTGATCAAGTTTTGGTCATTAACAACCTGGGCAATGTGCCGGTGTTTTTCAACCTGGGAACGAGCAGTGCCGTCACGGTAGCGAACGGTACAGGCACCGTAGTCTGGCCTGGGTCTAACTTGGCTGTGGACATTAAGACGGGCGGGTTTACCTACATTGCCATCTCTACGTTTACGCCTGGCACTTCCTCCACCATTAGCTTGACTTCGGGCAGTTAATAACCGCGCGGCATGGCCGCACACTTGAAAAGGAGATACACGTCATGCCGTTGATTACAAGCAAGAGTCCTGCTGCGTTCAGTAAGAACGTAGAAACTGAGATCAAGGCTGGTAAGCCGCAGAAACAGGCTGTCGCTATTGCCTATGCTAAGAAGAATGAGGCGGAGGGGAAGGACGGCCAATTGAAAGCTGGCGATAAGGTCACGCATTACGGTGGTCAGTATAACGGTGCCGAAGGAACGGTGCAAAGAGTTCGTGGGACTTCTGTAGAAGTTAAGTTGGGAAATGGCATTGTCACCACGTTCCATCGTGACACTCTCGAAGCAAAAGACGCCCTCCCCGCGCCGGTTCCGGTGAGGGGGAAGGATGCAGACAACCCTGAAAAGGGTAAGACCACCTGGCACGCCACAAAAGGTGAGGCGTACAAACATAGCGCAGCGCGCGAATCTGCCGGCGAAGCAGTTAAGTATGGTAGTGCCATCGGTCCGGTATCTGGCAAAGAGCACTTCGTCGCGCCGGTTCCGGTGAGGGGAAAGGATGGTCTGCCGCTTCCCATCGCCGTCAAGAAGGCCAAACTTGCTGCGCACAACGCGGGGCTGACCGAGGCACAGGATCTTCCTGTTAATGACCGGAGAGGGAAAGACGCAGTGCTGCCAAGTGAGATCACTAAACTAGAGCAGGACGTTACAAAAGCTCGGAAGGCTTGGCTGCGATACGGCGAAGGCAAGGGAAGCGATAAATACTGGATGGATTTAGAAAAAGCTAAGAACGCTTTAGAGGTGGGGCGCGCTCACGACTCCCTCCCCCTCCCCGTTGAGATTACCGAGCCAGTGCATCTTCCTGCCAACGACCATAGAGGGGCGGATGCTGACTCTGGTTACTACATCGCGCAGCGCGGCGTAAAGTGGTTTGTGTATCGGCCTGACCATACTGTCGTAGGTGAGGGGTATTACTCTAAGTCGGCGGCTGAGGCGGCTGAGGCGGCTGAGGCGGCTGAGGCGGCTGAGGCGGCTGAGGCGGCTTTGCAGAAGAGCGCAAAAGACTCCCTTCCCCTCTCCGTAAAGCGCCAAAAGCTCGCGGCGCATAATGCGGGGCTGACGGTGGCGCAGGATCTTACGCCCGTCAAAGTCACTGGCGCTAAGGACTTCTCCAAGGCCGATGAGGAGGCTTACTTCAAGCGCCGTAAGGAAATCCAAACTAAGCTAGACCGTGAGCGCCCTAACGATGATACCAACCGGCTGCGCGCTCACGAGCAGACGCTGCGAGAACGGGGAGAGAAAGTGACGCCTTATAGAGTTGCGGCGGAGGATGCGCTTACAGTAGAAAAAGTTCATCAGAAGCATGATCCCGCTTATGGTGGAATGGCCAGTGAGTCGTGGGCAGCTTATCTTAATGGAAAGCTAGTTCAAGGTTCAGTTAGCGCTGATCGCCGTGAGTCAGAGCGTGTTGGCAGAGCTGCCCAGGAAAATACTAAGGCTAGCGATAAGCTAGTCGTTGCTCGCAAGGCCGAAGTCGCTCAGGACCACGCATGTGCGCTTGATGCCTACCGCGCTGCCGCTCACGGCTTCCGCCAGGCGGGCGACCAACGTAGTGAGCAGGTAGCGCGGGACGGTATCGCCGCGTGCCAGCGTCAGGCCGCACACGGTTACAGCGACCAGTACGAGCATCCTAGCCGGGGTAAGGTACAGGCGTTTGACTCCGCCGAGCGCGCCTTAGAGTCCGCCGTGGAACGGACTCGTGCTGGGGAGGACGTGGCGCTAGAAGAAGAGGGAACTGTGGTGGCTCCGGCGGAGGATGCGCGCAGTGTTGGAAGCCTGCGCCAAGAACTAGCAGAGTGCGAAAGACTACTTCACGAAGTACGGCAGCCGGGGCACCCACAGCACGGTGGTAACACGCGTGAGATTGAAGAAAAGATCAAGGATCTGAAGTACGAGCTGGCACGCACTGCTAAAGATTCTCCCCCCTCCCCCGTTCCGGTCTGTGATGAGCATGAGGGCTTTGCTAAGTTGGAGCACAGCCTGGCGCATCGCAAAGGTATTACTGACCCCGATGCGCTGGCGGCAAGCATTGGCCGGAAGAAGTATGGGGCTAAAGGGATGGCGGCTAAGAGCGCGGCGGGGAGGGGGAAGGACAGCCCTTCTTATCAATTGAAGAATAAATCTCCGTGGGGTGAGGCCAGCGGCTTTCACGCTAGGAGTGAGTTCGCACCAGGTGACAAGGTGCGCGTGGAACCGCGTTTACTCAATACAGGACAGTCGAAGTATGCAAAGGTCGTTTCTGGGCCTGATGCACAGGGCACGTTCAAACTAGATAACGGATTGTATGTCAAAGCGCGGCAGATTGCGCATGACACTTTTCCCCTCCCCGTCAAGGTGACTAAGCATGCCTGACACTATCATTCGTGCCACTAAGACGGCGCACGGCTACCTAGTTTCTCCCTTATCAGAGCACATCTCTGAAACTCCAGAGGGCTTCCTAGTTATTGTAGGCTGCCCCATCGCGAGGACTGGATTCCAAGAGTATGCTATCAGGGATTTGCCCCAGGAACCGGCGGAGCAGTTAGGCGTCGACGTTAGTAATCCATCAGCTAACATCGACCTTTACCGCCCGTCTTCGGCGGTGTTTGATCCGGACTTCCTTGCCTCACTTAACGGCAAGGCAATTACGGATAACCATCCGCCCGGCTTTGTTACTCCGGAGAACTTCTCGGAGTACGCCTGTGGGCATATTCAAAATGTTCGTAAGGGGCCGCATCCCATGGAAGATGGGGAGTGGCCCGTTATTGCCGACCTGGTAATTTCCAAAAAGTCATTGATTGATAAGGTGCGCAATAAGACTGCACGCGACATCAGTTTGGGGTACGACTTCGGAATTGCTAGGGACGGTAAAAAGATCATCCAATGCGATATGGTGGGAAACCATGCAGCGGTCGTTCCAAAAGGACGCGCTGGTGACCTCATCGCTATTGGTGACGCAGCACCACAATTTATAGCGCCGCCTGCCGACACTGAGGCGGCGACGACTAAACCCTCAACCGCATCACTAACCGTACAAAAGGAGAAAACCCCTGTGACCAATCTCATTAAGCATCTGCACGGTCTCGCCCTCAAGGCGTTTGCCGTTGATGCAGATCCTGAGAAGGTGGCTGAGGCGGCTGAGGCCTTGCAAGAGACTCCTCCCGTTGAAGCTGATGATAAGAAGGCACGAGACAAAAAGGCTCGTGACCTTGAAGAGGAGGAAGCTGAGGACCGGCGCGCACGTGACCGTAAGCGCGCTCGTGACTTGGACATCGAAGAGGATGACCATGATCATGAACCTGCTGATGATCGTAAGAAGGCTCGTGACGTGGAAATGCAAGAGGACGACCATGACCATGAGACTGCTGAAGATCGTAAGCGTGCACGTGACCGTCACGCCGACGACGCTAAGCGCAAGGCTATGCACGATGCCCTGGATGATCTGTTAGATCGGGAGGACGTTGAGCCTGCTGATGATCGTAAGCGCGCCAAAGACCGTAAGGTCAAGGATGCTGACATCGAAGAGTTGAAGGCCCTACTCGGTCAGTTCCTTTCCGAAGAGGAAGCGGAACCGGAACACGCGGCTGATGAGGCGCTTGAGGAAGAGCCTAAGCTGGACACTAAGGCTCTGGACGAGGCACTCGAGAATCCTGCCGAAGTGGAGGAGGAAGAGGCGGCAGAAGCTGAGGACGACCTTGGTGAGGTTCTTGAGAACGCGGGCGAGGAACTTGAAGAGGAGGAAGAGCCTGAGGAGGAGGTCGCCGATCTCAAGGGTAAGGACAAGGCGCGTGCTGCTGACGGGGCCATCGCTACCTTGAATATGCTGCGTCCGTTTGTGGCTCGTTGCCACGACGCGGCTACACAACGGGCGTTCAACACTGCCCTGGCTCACGTCTCTCGTTCCAGCCGCGCTTCTACGGGCAGCTATGGCGGCTTTGCCGGTGCAGCGCGTGCCCGCGATGCTAAACTTCCACGCAATCCTAATCACGCCCGTGTCGGCGACGCTGCGAATGATCGTATTGCCAAGCTGCAGGCGGCTTATGACGAATCTATTCAGGGAGGTAAGTAACCATGACTGTAGCAGGCACTTCTTTCGGTCAGGTAATTCCGGTTACGGGGCCGAATATTGGCTTCCCCGGCGCGGTCAGTCGCTTCGGCGACACCATCATCTCGGCAAAGCAGTTCGTGCCGCTCACCAGTACTAGTAACTTGTATTTTGGCGACCCGGCGGTAGTTATTCCTAACGCCTTGGGTGGCTACTTTACTTCGGTCAAGGATTACATCGGCACCATTGCTAACACGGCCAACATTGCGGCATACTTCGCCGGTATGGCGGTGCGTGAAGTCAAGACCCAGATTACTTACGGCGCGGGAGTTACGCCCGGTGTGCAGGCAGTTGGCTACTACAGTAACTTGCAGGATGCTGAGGTGCTAGAGCGCGGCGCGGGCACGGTTACCTTGGCCGTTGGTGCTCCCAACGCGGGTGCGCAGGTCTATACTCGTGCGGTTCTGAACTCCGCCGTTTCGGGTGGTACCATTGGCGACTGGGAAACCAATCCCGCCGCTACGGACCTGTTTACCTTGACGGGTGCCACGGCAGCGGCTGCGGGTGCTACGGCAATTACCCTCACGGGCACCAATGTCTATGTTGGGCAGCCGGTTACCGGCCCCGGTGTGGCCGTAGGCACCTACGTGGCCAGCGGTACGGGCCCAGCAGGTGCTTATACGGCTATCGTGCTGAGTCAGGCGCTTACTACGGCCATCACCGCCACGACCCCGCTCACCTTTAGTAACCTCATCGCCTTGCCAAACGTGGTAGCGCGCACGGGTTACGTTGACGCTAACAACACTTTGGAAATTGTGCTCAAGGTCCGCAACGCGGCCTAAGAGAGGAGACCATGATTCGTTCTCGTAATGGTTTGGCTCGGGGCCGCGCTTGCGCATTTGATGCGGCCGGTTCGACTGGCTTTGCATTTCTGCAGAGCCAGCTGGAACTCATTGACACGGACCTCGTACGTCCGTTGCAGGCTGTCACGCATAAGCGCGACATCCATGTTGAAGTAGGTGGAGGCTTCCCCGAGTTTATTTCGGAGTTCGCTTCTAACTACGCCACTACTGGCACGCAGTTCTTTGGGTTGCAGGGTACTAACAATACTGACATTCCCGAAGCGCAGGCCGACATCCAAAAGGCCATCTTCCGCACTTACACGTGGGCCATGGGAATGACCATTACGTGGATTGACTTGCGGCGTATGGAAACTGGCTTGCGCGTTGGTCAGGCTCCTCCGTTCAGTTTACAGGAACTGTATGAAGAGTCGGTCGAAGCTAACTATGCTAAGGCTTGCGACTTTGTCACTTACGCTGGGTTCTTGGGTGACGCTGGGCTGATCAATAATCCCAATGTCCCTGAGTACACGGTGGTAGCGGGCGCGAGCACGTTTACAGCGTGGTCTAAGAAAACTCAGTCCGAAATTCTATCCGACATTAACACGGCCTTGAATGCTACCGTGCAAAATAGCGGATACGATGCGGCTGAGGGCATGGCCGACCACCTGCTGGTTCCTTACGCGCAGTTCGCATACCTCACTCTGCCAATGGCGGTTGGTGGTACTTCGGTTGTGATGAGCACAATTAAGTACGTCGAAGAGAACTGCGTCGCTGCTCACCACGGCGTCAAGTTCAAGATCGATTTCTTGCCTGATCCGTGGATTGCGGGGCAGGGTGTTGGCAACACGAACCGCCCAGGTATTGCTGGTAACGGTTTGGATCGTGCCGTCTTCTACAAGAACAGCAAAAAGTCTGTTTATTTGAAGATTCCGCAACCCATGACGCAGGCCATGACCGTGCCTACTACGCGGCGCGGTGGTGCCTATGAAACTATGTTTGCAGCCTGCATCAGCCAATGCATCTACCGTCGCACTACGACGCAAACTTATGCTGACGGCGTTTAATCTTTAACCACAAGGTTGCGCGGCGGTAAGCGCTCGGGCGGTTCGGTGAATCCTTGCCACCGCCCCGCTTGGCACCCTGCCGCTGCGCAGCAATAACCAAGCCTTCTGAAGCAAGGCGGAAGAGAGAAGTAGCACTATGAGTAAACAGGAATTTTTGACATTGCACTTCAAGCGGTCTAAGCTATTCATGCTAGCCAAAGAAAGCCATGGCGAACTTAGGTTTCTCACTGGGCCTACCCGTGAAGGCGCTATCCAAGTTCCAGCGTGGGTAGTTGAAACGCCTACTTACAAAGACGGCATTAAGGACGGCAGTATCGTCAATTTGACACCGCCCGAGCCCAAGATCGTGTATGTCAAGGAGCTGCCAGCGGCAGAAGTTCCTTCCGCTGATACTGAGGATGATGACGGAGACGGCGAAGGAGACGGCCCGAAGGATGACGAAGACCTGAAGGATGAAGCCCCTGCGCCTAAGTCTCGCAGCCGCAAGAAAAAGAAAGCTGACGGGCCAGTTGGTTTGATTGAAACTAACATCACAGCGCAGTAACAGGGGCGTATTAGTATGAGCGGAAATTGGCCGGACTTCGACGCATGGCTCCAGACAGCGTGGGGCGCTGAGCACTCGTTCTTCTCCACGTGTGGTTACGGCGGCTCAGTTGGTTTCGTGTTCGGCCAAAATCCGCCTTATTACTTAGACGACTTCTTGTCTGTTTATCCTAAGTTCTTTGGCGCTCCCGCTTCCGTGGCGAGTACGACTATCACGGCAGGGTCTAGCGTCATCGCGGTAACAGACACTACCGGGCTAGGCTACGGCCAGTTCCTGCAGGGCACTGGCCTGGATAAAGGAACGGTGATTACGGGGTTAGGGACGGGAACCATCACAGTGAACCGCCCGGCCCTGGCAGACGGCGCGGGAGTTACACTCCAAGTTTATGAGAATCCTCCAGTGCCTACGGCTGTCATCCAGCTTTATCTCAACCTGGCGACGGCCAGCCTTGTGCAGCGCCGTTGGGAAGATAGTTGGTATATCGGTATTGCGTGGTTCGTGGCGCATTACCTCACCCTCTACGCCAAGAGTGACTCAGCAGAGGTCAGCTACGTCCTTAGTACCTCAGTGCACGGTGAGGTCCCCAGCGGGCTTACGCCTGGATCAGTCTACACTCTAAGCGTGGCACCTCCAGGCGGCATGCTTAGTACGTTCACTAAGAACGGAGCATACCTTACTCCAGCTAGCGATTACACTTTGGACGGCGTCACTATTACGCTGGTGGAGCCTACCGTCAGTACGGATCAACTATACGCTACGTGGTTGGTGCAAACGCAGACTCTTCAGTCCGGCGTTACTAGTGGGGCACAGGTCGCGGCGCAGGGCCTGGCCATTGGCATCCAGACTAGCAAGTCAGTGGGTGATGTGTCTGTTGGTTATCAGGTGCTGTCGGCACTGGAAGACTATGCCGCCTGGAATCTTACGCTTTACGGCCAGCAGCTTGCTACGATCGCGCGCGTGATTGGCGCGGGCCCGGCACTCATTAGATGAACACTGGCCCCGAAATTACCATCGCTCGTAAGTCCGGCACGGCGGCCCTGATGAAGCGCCTGGCCGGGTTGAGCAAGCTGGCGGCCTACGTCGGTATCCCGGCAGAAGGTACTAAGCGTTCATCCCAGTTGCTTGAGATGGCGGGCAAGGTGAAGGGTAAGCGCAAGAAGGCACGCCTCGCTAAAGCTGCTGCTGAGGACATCACCAACGCCGAGCTTCTGTTCATTTTCAGCAAAGGTTCTCCCCTTCATCATCAACCGCCGCGCCCGGTGCTAGAGCCTGCTGTTGAGACTGAAGATGCTAAGCGCATCATCAGTCGCGAGTTAGCCGCTAGCACTAAAGCCTCCATAGATGGCAATCATGATCTAGCCGTGAAGTGCATGAAGCGCGCTGCCTTGGCGGGGCAGAACGCGGCTCGTAAATACTTTGTTGACTCTGAGAATGGTTGGGCACCTAATGCACTTTCTACTATTAAGGCTAAGGGCAGTAACAGGCCAGGAATTGATACCGGGGCCATGCGCGCCGCGATAATCGGTCTAGTTAAAGAGGAGTGACTCATGATTTCAGTTCGTGAAGTGGTCAGCGACCCTGACATGACTGCTCCTCAGCCATGGTTTATTCTGCGCAGTGACGGTACATTCGTAGCAGGTGGTTACAAGACTGTAGTCTCCTCCATCTTGATGTTTGGCCCGGTGCAACAGGCCAGCCTGAAGGAAATTACGATGTTACCAGAGGCTGACCGTATTGGTAACATTCGTTCTTTTTGGAGCACGGTACCCATCTACACCACAAATACCACGGGCGCTAGCGACATACTGGTTTATGCAGACATCCAGCACCGTGTGCTACAGACTTACTACGAAGATGGTTCTGGGTACTGGAAAGCTATAGCCACGCAGTTGAGGGCATCTTGAAATGACCACCACGGCATTCCCCAACGGACAGGTGATGGTCTCTACTGCGCTAACTATTCCTCAGATGAATATCGCCCTCCAGGCGTGGACCTTGCAAGTTCTCGGTATGGCCCCTACTAACTATTCTCGTGTGCGCGTAGACTGGCCCACACAGGGCCAGCCCTTCAACTCACTGCCTAGTGAGGACGTCTGCTACATTCAATGCGTAACGCGCGACACAAATTATGCTAGGGTGCGCGACAAAGACCTAGCAGGAACCGACCCGGTTACTGAGACGTGGAACTACACGCGCGGTTGGCAAGTGGCCTGGTGCGCTTATGGGCCGCGTGCCACTGACGATTTGCGGCTGGTAAAATCTGCCCTGTTCCTGGACTATTTTAATGACGCGCTAAATGCGTCAAACCTCTATCCTCTCCCAGATCCGCCAGAGCCTACTTACACTCCTGAAAACATAGACGCAGAGTGGTGGGCGCGGGCTGACTTTCACGTCGACCTTTACGAGGCCGTCACTGAAGTTCTTACGACTCCCGTGGGCGGTTACGTCAAGAGCGTGGAAGTCAAAGTTTACGACGAATCACCCGCTGACCCAGCGGCGGATTTCACAGTCACAAAATCATAGGAGCAAATTGAATGACACAGCCACTCGCGTTGTCGAACATTGTGGACATTTCTGTTACGGTGTCGCCCAGCGCGGCATCGGCTAACAGTTTTAACCAGGGACTGTTTATAGGTCCCAGCACCATCATTCCTTCCTACGGAACTAATCCAAGATTGCGGCGCTACACTAGCTTGGATGGACTGCTTAGCGATGGGTTTACATCTGCTAATCCTGAATACATCGCGGCACAGATCTATTTTTCACAGACACCCGTTGCGCAGTATCTGTGGATTGGTCGGCAAGATGCCACCGCCATTAAAACAGTAGTACCTAACGGGCGCACGGTCAGTGATGGGGCTATCACCGCTGCGGCTTCAATTCTGTCGTCTTTGACTGCCGCGTTTAGTTCAGCCGATGTCGGTCTGGCCGTCCGAGTAGTTGGGGCAGGTGTGGCAGGCGCTGATCTTGTCACTACCGTGGCCACTTACACGGACGCTACTCACGTAGTACTGGCGTCCGCTGCGGGCACCACGGTCGTCGCAGCACAAGCTAGTCTTGGGTCGGTAGGCCACGGCTACGCCGTGAACGACACTGTGACTGCCGTTCAAAGTGGTGCATCCAATGGCGTGCTGACGGTACTGACCGTGGGGTCGGCCGGGCAAGTACTCACGTTAGGAGTTACTGCAGGCTATCAAGGCACGGCGTATACGCCGGGCACCGCGCTCCCTACTACTACGAGTGGGTCTGGCAGTGGTCTTACGGTGAACATCACGGCGGTCGGTGAGTCACTTCTGCAGGCCGCTCAAGCGTGCCGGGCTGCAAGCGCTCTGTGGTATGGGCTGGCAGTCAATCAGCCTACTGCGGCCGACAACTTAGTTTTGAGCGCTTGGGCAGATGCTAATTGGCAGACTACGCGTTACTACCCGTGGTCAAGCGATGTAGGAATTCCGAATGGAGTAGCTGGCAACCTAGCTCTTCAGTTACAAACTCTTGAGTATCGAGTGTTAGGTATCTACTCCACCACACAAAACGGCCTTTACCCCAATAATGTCTATGCGGCAGCTGGCGTGATGGGCACAGAGATGGGCTTGAACACGGGCCTGGCCAGCAGTTTCTTTACGACGGCGCATAAGACCATAGTTGGAATTGCGACTGAGTCGCTCACGCAGACTCAGTATGATAACATTACGTTCGCTGGGTTTAACGCTTACTGTGACCTTAGTCCCTATCCAATGTTTGAGCCGGGTTTTATGTCTAACGGCTCGGCGTCTTACCTGTGGTTGTATCTAGCGATGCTGGTCAACAACTTGCAGATAGAAGAGCTGAACGTACTGAGGTCAAACACAGTCGTTCCGCAGACTAATTCTGGCGAGCATTTGTTGATCAACGCCGCAGATACGGCGTGCGCTTATCTAGCAAGTATTGGGTTTTTAGCACCGGCTACCTGGACAGGCGAAACTGTCATTGTAGGATCTATTTCTGTCACTGACAGCACATCTATACCGAACGGCTACTTGAATCTGGCTGCGTCGTATGCGACGCAATCCTCGGGTGATAGAGCGGCGGGTAAGGCCATGCCAATTTACTGCCTCATTACTACGGCGGGGGCTGTTCAGTCGCTCGTCATCGGAGTCTACGCACAACTTTAAGGAGCTAATCGATGAGCGCTATCAGTAATACTTACTCGTTTAAGGACTTAGTAGGCGTTCTTACTAACTCCGTATTTGGTACGGCCATTACGCTGACAGGTGGTAATGTTGGAGTGGGCCAACTTACAATTACCATGGCTACGACACGTACTGCGCATGATGTAGCAGCTGACGGCGTCGTTATGCCAAGTTACTTAGCCGGTGCTAATGGAGCGTGCAACATTGAAGTGCAGCAGACTAGCGCTCTGCACCATGAGTTGCTGGCGCTGTATAATGCCTCCGTAACTGCCGCTGAATATGGGGATGTTAGCGGGTGGGCTGCGACTACGCTTAGTTTTCGCACGGTGGTTGACGGTAGTATTCACAATCTTAGCGGGGTTAGTTTTAGCAAGATTCCTGACAAGCCATATCATGCAGCAGGCCAGCGTATTACATGGGAACTTATGGCGGCTAACATCATCAACCAGTAGCAAAGGAGCAAGGATATGCAGCAAATAGCAAGGACAAGCACAGTTACGGTTAGTGACCAAGAGTACCAGGTTCGTAAGATGACCGCCGCCGTGGGAAGCTATATCTGGCAGCTTCTTATGGCGGCGTGTTTCAAAGCCCAGCAAAGCATGCCTGACACTAAAGAGCAGCCTTCCACAAAACCTGAGGAAGAAAGCTCGGCGGAAGAGAAACTGCGCGGGTTGTGCGGCATTGCTTTTATGCACTTAGATTTCAAAGACTACGAATTTATTCAGACTAACTCTTTGAAGGTCATCTCGCGTGTAGAATCTGTAGGTGCCGCGTCCACCCCTCTTCCTATCATGACTGATTCAGGCCAATGGGCCGTCCCAGAGATTGCTGATGATCTTATGCTGGTGACTCGCCTGATGGTAGAGGCCATAGTATTTAACCTGTCATCTTTTTTGGCAGGGAGCGGGCCAGCCACGGCTTAGAAGATTCCTACGACCCGGTAGCTTTTCCGAGTCTGGACCCGCTAATATGGAGGCCCGTTGCAGCGGGCCTCTGGCACCAGCACGAGACCTTTGATGGAACATATGACGTACTAGACCTGTGTAACGTGCTGGAGTTTCTTGATGTAAAAGAAGAAAATACTGAGCGGTACGCCGCGTGGAAGGAGTCCAATGCCCAACGTATTTGATGAGTATCTCATTAAGCTGGGGTCCGTAGTTGATGCTAGCGGCATGGCTCGCTTTCACAACGCTCTGCGAGAAGCTAGCCAGGGTGTCAGTTCTAATACCCTAGCTATGACTGGGTCATTTCTTAAAGCACAGACCGAAATAGTAAGCGGGTTTACAGCTATTGGCAGTGCTGCGCTGGGTCTAGTAGATAAGGTGGCGAACGCTGACCAAGAGTACCGACTCTTCGCCATGCACATGTACATGAGCAAGGATGCGGCGCGGTCTTTGAAAGTCGCCATGGACGCCTTGGGGCAACCCCTTGAGAATTTATCCTGGGACCCTGAGTTGCGCGGGCGCACTCGGCAGCTTATCGCCGACCAGCGAGCCATGGCTCCCGCTGGCGATTTTGAAGAGCAGATGCGTAAAGTGCGCGACATACGTTTTGAGTTTACGCGCATGGAAGTGGAAGTAAAGTACCTGGGCATGCACGTTATCCAGGACTTTATGAAGGCCCTGGGGCTTGGCCCGGACACACTACTCCAGAAGTTGGAGAAATTCAATGCCTGGGTAACTCACAATCTTCCTGAAATTTCAAAAAAGATTGTCACTTGGTTCATGCCAGTTTGGTCTGATATTAAAGAAGTGCTAGGTGCTACGGCGGAGGCCGCGCGCGACGGAGCTATGGCGTTTTCTAATCTCATGGGCGCGTTGTCAGGAGATTCTTCGATATCAGGGACAGAATTTAGTCTGCATAATTTGCTAAAGGCTGTAAAAGAGCTTCTCGATGGATTTGCCGAATTTGCCAAAATGATTGCTAACGTGGAAGACTTGCTAGCACATCTAGTGAGCGCTGTGTCTTTAGTAGGCGTAGGTAAATTCAAAGAAGCTCATGAAGAACTTATAAGAGCGCTCAATGACGTTAATTCTAGAGTCATAGGGGGAGTCGTCGGGGGCACTGTGGGATTTGCCGTAGCAGGCCCAGCCGGAGCTATTGTTGGGGCTGGCTTAGGCGCAGGTAGTTCTGCGCCAGATCCCGCCAATGCTACGCCGTCTTACACAAGAAATTTACCTAATTTTGCTCAAAAATTAGGTTTAGAAGCCCGTGCTAAATTTATCACTAAATCTGGGCATGATCTAGTAGAGACACTTTCTCAGCTTTATGGAGTAGATCCTAAACTTGCGCATGCAGTAGCGCTGGCTGAGAGCGGAGAAAGTCATCGTGATAAGTATGGGAATGTTAAAACTTCCTATGATGAACATGGTAATCCGGTGGCGCGCGGACTAATGCAATTAACTGGTCCTACCGCTAAAACGCTAGGCGTGAATGCTTTTGATGAGCAACAAAATGCGCGCGGGGGAGTTCAGTACCTCAGGCAGTTACTAGAGCGCTATAACTTTGACATGCCTACGACTGTGGCGGCTTATCACGAAGGCCCCGGCAAGATGGCTGCTATTAACGCAGGGAGAGCTACACTGTCCGTTGCAGCGCAGAATGAAGTATCTGCTGTTATGCGCAGTATGGGAAAAACTGGGGATGTAAATGTAGGCGGCGTAACTATTCACATCAACCAGCCAAATGCTTCTCCGCAGGAAATTCAGCGCCGAGTGACTGCAGGTATTGCTGACGCACAGAACAAACGCATTCAGCGCACACAGCAAGAATTTAACCAATCAGCCTGGGCAGTGGGCGGGAGTTACTGACATGACTGTAATAGCCGCCACCACGATGAGTGGAGCCTACCGCCCTCCCCAATGGTCGACGGCTTCTGCAATGGTGTCAATAACAGTGCCTAATGCAGGCGCATTGGCGGGTTTAAGTACTGATACAGGACCCATTACGTATGTATTCGACGCGGTGTTAGAGATAGATCATGAGCAGCGCGTAGAAAAAACGCACCATCCAGTTCAAACCGGTTCTGATATTTCTAGTCATGCGTATCTTATGCCGGCTAAATGCTCTATGCTCATAGGGATGTCAGATGCAATGGATGCCTACGCCAGCTCTACGAAAGCAGCTTCTACTATTCCGTACAAGTACCCTAACTACACGGCTTGGACAGGAAGCACTTCAAAGAGCGTTAGTGCATATCAGACTATGCTGTCATTACTGAAAGCTCGGCAGCCTCTTACCGTCACCACGCGCATGCAAACATACACTAACATGATTTTGGCGTCTCTAGCTCCACACGAAGATTCTAAGACCATTACTGGATTACGCGCACGTATTGAGTTTGAGCAAATTTTTACAGCATCAACTACCACAACATCAGTAAGCACGCGTTCTGACGTTACTACACAGACGGGAGTAGGCGCTGTCAGTGCCACCACCGTGCCAGCCTCTACAAAGAAACAGTTTTTGCAGTCATCTACCACACTTACGTCGTCAGGCGAAACATCGCCTACCAGCCATACATACGCATGCGGCGGCAGTTATTCTAGCGATTGTCATGGTGGTTCATAATGAGCGACCAGCTGGTTCCCTTATCTAACGCTGATGGCCAGACTTTCAGTGTATCACTAACCGTAAATTCGTCTGTCTTGACGCTTAATCTAGGGGTTAGCTACAACGTCATGGCAGGTTACTGGGACATGAGTATTTCAGATGTTAATGGAAATTTATTGGTAGCATCTGTTCCTCTTGTAACGGGGTGGTATCCTGCGGCTAATTTACTGACACAATATCAGTATCTTCAAATTGGTAACGCTTACTTGCTGAACACTAGCGAGTCTTCTGAAGACTACCCAGGGCCCAGTAACTTGAGCCAATTCACTCTTTTGTGGGGCGATAATGTCTGACAGTCCTCTGTGGGGGCAGGCTTGGAATTTAGTAATTACGAGCGCCACATCTAATGGATCGCGACAGACTACCATTGAGTATAAGACGTGGGGATCTGAGGCACTAAAAATTACGTTCGACGTTCTTCAGGCGTTTAACACATCGCCTTTGTGGTACGCTGATATTACCATATACAATTTGAATGATGAATCTATACAAGACCTTCTGAAAAATGCTACCTGGGCCACTCTTAGTGCCGGTTTTATGAGTGACTTTAACAATGGCGCCAACCCCGTAATTTGGGATGGTCCTGTCTTCCAAGTGTTATTTACGAGAGAAAATGTAGTTGATCAGAAACTGACTTTACACTGCATAGCTAACCCTTTAGTCATGGACTCTATTGTCAGCTTTGCCACGGGTCCGTATTCCAGCCAGACTGACTTAGTGGCTAAGATGGCCGCCCAGATAAGTTTGCCGCCTATCACAAACCAACAGGGAACTCTAGGCGCACTGGCAGAAAAGCGTATGAGTGCTACGCAATATCCGCGCGGCAACACGGTATTTGGCAAAGTTAGTAAGTATCTATCTCAGATCGCCGATAGTAATTTTATGCAGACTTGGAATGATGGCAAGCAGGCCTATATTTCTGAGATGTCTAACACTGACACTACGCCAAATTTAGTGTACAGTCCGCCATTCCCGCCAGGCTACACGGCACAATTTTTAGACTTACCTTCTGGAACAAAGCAGACTCTAGTAGGGACACCTAAGCAGACACAGCAGGGAATTGTGTTTACAGTATTACTAGATCCTAGCCTGAAAGTGCAGCGTCCTCCGTTGGTAGTGCAACTGGCTAAGACTCAGGTAACACAGATGCAGCGCACTCCTTTAGTGGGCGAGGATGCTGCCACTACGTTACCTGCGGATTTGAAATTCTTCGTCGGTCAGGTTCGACATATAGGCGACAGTCGCGGTAATGATTGGCTAACTGAGGTCACGGGATTCAGTACGCTCTATGCTGACACTTTTATCAACCAGTATACATAGGAGCACCGCCAAATGTCATCTTCTCCCGGCCCAGTTCCTGACTTATCTCTAACCCCCAGCCAAGTGTTATGCTCAGAATCTGCTCAGTGGCGGCAGATAGTCCGCCAAGCCCTTACCGACACGCGTTGCGCCACACCTGCATTCCTGACCGAGGACTTAGACGTCGCTACCCAGACTGTCACCGTTCAGATAGCTATTCAAGAGCGCGTGCGGGTTACTAGCAAGCTGCCAGGGGCGGCTTGGATGGACATACCTCCCATCATTAAGGTGCCCATCATACTCCCGCGCGGCGGGGGTTATGGGTTAACGCTACCACTTAAAAAAGGCGACGAAGGTCTTCTGATTTTTTGTGATACGTGCTTTGATCTTTGGTGGAAGAATGGGCAGACGAACGCGCCTAAAGCCTCTAACGCAGATTCTCCATCTGGCACTCAAAAGCAGTTAGAGGTAAGGCGGCACTACCTACACGACTGTGGGTTTTGCCCCGGTATGTGGAGCCAGCCTAATGTCCTCAGTAATTACTCTACTACTTCTATGCAGTTGCGCAGTGATGACGGTACTACTATCGTTGACATAGCTAAAACCGGCGTCACAGTCACATCTCCTAAAGCCGTAGTCCACGCTACGGGGAACGTAGAAGTGACGGCTGCCGAAGCCACCGTCACTACGACGGGAGATGTAGACGTCACGGCCTCCGGCAATGTCAATGTCGCAGGTTCTAGGGTGGTACTGGGGCCTGCGACTACTATAGACAGTCGAGTGTTTCTAGACCACACCCACTCAGGAGTTACTACAGGCGGCGGAGTCAGTGGGAAGGTGGTTTGATGTCGTACATTACGTACCTGCTTTTAGACGCTGATAATGATCCAGTGTTTGACCCCGGCGCAGCTTTGTCAGATCAAGCTGCTGTACGCCAAGCCATTCTTACTCGCCTGAAGCTATTTTTAGGCGAGTGGTGGGAAGACCTTACTATTGGCCTTCCTGTGTTTCAGTCTATGCTTGGCAAGTTGGCTTCTAAGAGTTGCCAAGCTGCAATACAGGCGGCCATTCAAACTTGCGTCTTAGGCACGCCCTACGTCACTGGGATTAGTAATCTGTCCACTGACTTTTCAGACGGAAAGTTCACATTCACAGCTACGGCACAGACGGCTTTTGGGTCCGTCACGGTAGATTCGTCTTTGCCAGGTAACTCGGCGAGTCTGGGGAGCTAGAACACATGACTGCACCAGCCTACGCGGCCCCTTCAGTGGGTTCTGCAGGATTGACCGTTCCTACTTACGCCAGCATTTTGGCTGACAATGTGCAGGCATACCTTAACATCTACGGAAGCAATCAGTACGTAGAGTCTGATTCAGCCATATATCAGCTACTGTCTGTTATCTCTCTAAAGAACGCCGACGTTTGTTCTGGGCTGCAGTTGGCTTACAATCAGTCGTCTCCTACCACAGCTGTAGGAACAGGGTTGGACAGGGCAGCTAAACTGAATGGTCTAACGCGTGATGTGTACACTTACTCTACGGCAGTTGTAACTTGTGCAGGAACAGCCGGTGTTCCTCTGGTCAACGCTGTGGCGCAGGACACCAACGGGTATTTATGGAGTCTGGGAGAAGTGACTATTCCGGGAAGTGTCGTGGCCACGTGCACTACGCCCGGTGCTATCTCTGCAGAACCAGGAACTATAAACATTATTTCTACGCCTGTTAATGGTTGGGCTAGTGTCACAAATAGCGCGGCGGCTACAGTAGGTGCCGCCGTAGAATCTGACTCAGCCCTTCGGTCTCGCCAAGCTATCTCAGTGTCTCTGCCAGCCTTAACGCCCATGGCCACTACAGTGGCAGTTGTATTATCTACCGCAGGCGTGACGCGCGTAGCACCAGGCTACCCCACACCCGGTGGGCCTGGTACATCTATTGAGAATCCTACTGGGTCAGTTGATAGTTGGGGCAATCCGGCGCATTCTATCTCCATCGTAGTGGAGGGTGGTTCAGACTTAACTGTAGCTACAGCTATTTACAGCAGGAAGACTATTGGGTGTCTCACGAACGGCACGACTTCAGTGCTAGTAGACGATCCCAACGTGATGGGGATGCAGGAGACGATAAGTTTCTACAGGCCGTCTTACGTGCCTATCTATGTTAGCGTGTCTCTGCACGGATACTCAGGGGCTCTTACTTCTTCGGTTCAGACCGCAGTTCAGACGGCAATTACTAATTATCTGAATGAATTAGCCATCGGTGAAACAGTTTCAATTTCAGCCGTCAGCTACATGGCTATGTCTGTGAATGCTAATCTGCCCGCGCCTACGTTTGGCGTTCAGGCTTTGACCGTTGGCACATCGAGTTCTCCTACAGGAGTCGTCGATGTTCCGATGCCTACGTTCTATAGCGCCGCAACAGGTCTGCCGGCTAACGTAATTGTAACGGTGGTGTAGCTTATGCCGAACAATCCATTCTACGGCACTCAGGGGTATGGGCGCGGCGGCTATGGCAACTCCCCCATAGAAACTTTGCCATTAGGCTACTACCAAAATTTAGTGACTTCTCAGTACATCAACTCCCCTAAGTTCAGTAAGTTAATGTACGTTCTTTTGAAGAAATTTGATGATGTATCGCAGTGCCTAGTTAAGCTGGACACCGCACTAGATCTTGACAGCGCAGAGGGAAACCAACTAGACGTGTTGGGTACTTGCGTAGGCGCTGTGAGAATGCTGCCGTTTCAGCCTAGCTTTGATGTAAGTCCTGTATTGGACGACACGACTTACAGAACTTATATCAAAGCTAAGATAGCGCAGAACCAATGGGATGGAACCATAGGAAGTCTGTATGCTATATGGATCAGCCTATTTCCGAGGGCGCGCATCATCATAGCTGATAATCAAAATATGACGGCGACACTGCGTATTAAGGGCGTGCCGTCTAGTATTTTGATTGATATGATATGCGGCTTTGCCGTAAATGGTGCTACTACTGGAGTAGTGCAGAACGGTTTAATCGTGCCGCGTCCAGAAGGCGTGGAGTACAACTTTGCTTTAGGCGCACTTCCGGCCTTTGGGTTTGATCTAAACGACGCATTCATCGCTGGGTTCGACATCGGTAAATGGCAGTAGAAAGGATTCTAAATGCCAGGCACTACGAATTTTCTTCAGTTTAATCCTATGCAGGCTAATCAAGAAACTGACGCGGAATACGTATCTGACTCCACTAGGACAGATGGCGCAGGCGTAGGCGCTATCTTTCCTTCCATGTCTGCAAATAAGACTCTGTATCAAGTTACTACGATGACAGCGGCTCTAGGTCAGATGCTGGCTAACAAGGGCTTTAGCGTGTCAGATGCTAGCTACTCCGCGCTAGTAGCTCAACTAGCTAACATCCTAACTACGGCTGATCAGCAAGGTGGCCTTCAGAACTTAGCGTGGAGCAGTGTTATGACGCTCAACGCTGCGGCTTTCAGTGCCTTCGCAATTCCTCTACAAGGCCCTACTGCGCTAGCATTAGACGGCGTAGTCGCGGGCAGATTATATACCATGTTATATATTCAGAATGGCTCCGGAGGATGGGGCATAACATTTGGAAGCGGATTTGGGCCTACCGCGTCTCAGCCGACTTCTACGGCAGGAAGTCTTAGCGCGCAGATTTTTCTAGCGGATGCTGCACTAACGCTACGGCCAGTAGCGCCGCTGTTTCCTCCTGCAGGTGGTGGCCCCCTTCAAACATTGTCTCACGTTGTGTCAGGGACGATACCAGCAGGCGCGTCTTCATCTGATCAGAGTGTGTCACTTTCATTAGCGTCTATCAACACGCCCCTGACGTGTAACTGGGTATCTACATCCTCAGGTATTCCCTGGGAAGGATTAACCTTGTCATATGGATATAATGCTGATGATTCACTTGTGCATTACGTGCTGCACAATCCCACGAGTTTTGACATTACGCTCACGGGATGCTACCTACTGTTTGCAGTATTATAATCAGATTCGTTAGGGCGTTGATGACTGCAGATCTGGCGCTGTGTATAACATAGCAACTGAAGTTCACCCAGATTTACGGCAGCATATTTTGACTGGATTGCAATGGGGTATTAAGATGGCTAGTGAGACAACCACTCCGAACATTGGGCTGCAAATAGCAGCATTCAACCAACCTAATTGGCAAGTTCCTACTAACTACAACTGGAATTTATTAGACCTTATTTTTGGCGGTCTTATCACAGTCCCAGCTTTATCCGTAGAAAGTTTCACTATAGCGGATATTGGAACAGTTCTAGCAAACTCGTTTGTCAATGAGGAACCGTCCGGTAGTTTTCCCGGTAACGTCTACACGCTTAGTTACGTTCCTACGTTACTCCTTGCTTTTTGCTGGAACGGCGATGTGCAACGTAGAGGAATTGACTACACCATTTTAGGCGCTGTTGTAACTCTCAACTTTGCCACTAGCCTGGGGGATAATGTTTATGCGCTCTACTTTCGTTAGTTTCATAATTCTGTTTTCGCTAGTAAGTGCGGGTGTCGCACAGCAAAAAATAAACCCAGTCGCGCAAATTAACTGGCCTTTAATTGTAGGCAGTGGCGCTCCTACTATCGCCTGCTCTTCCATTTACTATGGAATGCCTTACCAGAATACTGCCGTTACGCCAAACACACGGTATAACTGCGGACCAAACGGATGGGAGCAAGAGGGGACTGGCATTTCAGGCACGCCCGGCTATGTCCCGGTGTTCACCGGCACAAATACGTTGGGAAACTCCACGATCACGAGCGGCCTGTCTGTAACCGGAGAAACAGACATTTATTCGACGCCGAACTTCACGACCACAGCCACCTCTGCAAGCTGCGATGGGACAAATTGCACGGTCATCGTCGCCAATTCGGCTGTAGCCAACCAAGAGATGATCATTGGCGACGGGTTTGCTGATTCTTGCTTGTCCAACTCCGGACACGTGTATCTTACGTCAGCTACCAGTACGCAGATTGTGTTCCCAGAGTCGGATACAAGCTGCTCAGGAGCAACCACAGGCGGCAGCGGTGGCAAAGTCAGCATTTTGCCAACGATCAGCGTAACCCCAACTGATATTCATCTACAGGTCCCAGGTTTTGGAACTTGGTACAACCAGACGGCCACGGACGCTACCTACGACATCGGACCTGGCGGTTTGAGATTTGGAGGAACGGGAGATTCCAACAACAGGAACACTGTGGCGTTCGACCAGAGCTATGGCCAAGTGCAGTTTAATAATTCGACACTAAATGGTGCGGTCCCTGTCGTGGTTACTGGCAACACCGGCACATGTGGAACCGCGCCCCCCGATATGGGATCAACTCTAAATTGCGGATTCCAAGTTGATGGGGGAGCGCTAATAACAGGTGGCTTAGTAGTTAATAGCGGTTTTTTGGTCACGGCTCCCGCTTATGTTTATGCTCCTATTTACACCATGTCAGGCCTTAATCTCTATCCGTCTGGGGGATCGAGCACAACCGCATGGACGACTGACGGTGGAATGGCTTCTCTGTTTACCAACCCCATGACCACCCTCGGCGACACGATCTATGGCGGTGCAAGCGGAGCAGCCACACGTCTGGCGGGCAACACGACAACCACCAAAAAGTTCCTCTCGCAAACTGGGGATGGAACAAATAGCGCGGCTCCGGTGTGGGGCGCTTTGGTAGCGGCTGATATTCCGTCCCTATCCGGTAGTTACCTGCCCCTGACGGGTGGCACACTGACCGGCGCACTCAACGGCACCAGCGCATCGTTCTCAGGCACCATCGCAGCCCCCACTACATACTTCAAATCCCCTGTTGCCCAACTTCTGGCTTTTAATATATCGGCCTGCACTGGTTCCGTCGCTATCGATACAAACGCATTAAATGCGGCTATTAGTGCTGCTCATGGCGGATGGATTATTCTTCCGCCAAACTCTATATGCCAAGTGTCAAGTTTGACCGTTACGGATGGAAATAGTTTCTACCTAGACCTGAATGGTTCGACCCTTCAATTGACAGGTACGGGAGGAGGCGCGTGTAGCTCTGGCGTGAACGGTTATCTGCAATTCACCCAATTCATAACTCAACGTTCTTCGCAGGTAATGATAACGAACGGAAGTATAAGCGTTCCTACGACTAACTCATCTTGTGCGATCAATTTATCAAATAGCTCACAGTGGGCACAAGGTTTGTGGATTTCGCATGTGTATTTCACAGGGCCAAACGACACAACATCCACCGGAATTTGGATGGGTTTTGGTGGGTTTTTGTATATCACAGATTCTATCATTAACTACTTCGCTCATCCAGTCAATCTAGTCGGGTCACAGACCAATGTCGTCGATATTGAACGTGTAGAGGCGAACTCGTCGGTTGTCGGTCAAAACTACATATTCCAGATTGCTAACCCAGAAGCAGTGACGTTCAAGAACAATACATGCGAAGGGTCTCCGTGCCTATCCATTACTGCGGGTGAATCTATCGACGTAGAAGCTAACTGGGCAGGAGACGGATCACCATCTGCAAGTACGCCTTGGTTCTCAATTACCAGCAATTCGGCTACGGTAAAAGATAACTGGATCAGTCCAAATACAGCCTACACTGGAACTGGAATTGCTGTCTATAGTCCAGGCTCTTCTCCTGACAACCAGGCAGAAGTTTCTGAAAACTGGCTCTGGGGTCTTGCTAATCCCATCATCAACACTGCGACAGGAACGTATATTCACAATAATAATATCCAAACCAGCACCAACGGCATTCAACTCAACGGAATGGGAGAAATCGTTACTGGAAATCGTGTATCGGCCACAAGCGGGAACGGTATAACGATGAACGGGGCGGCAGGCTGGGTATATATGCCGCAGCATGTTGCCAATAATATTCTTTATGATGCTGGCGTTCACTGCACAGGTATTGGAGGAAATTATATCGAGCAAATTTCCTCGTTCATTGATTCCACGTGTACGGCGGGAGCGATGAATAATATCATCGTAGAAACAGATTCGGGCTCAATTATAAGCCCAGCAATGACGACGAAATCGATTACCCTCAGCGGAGATAGTACATTCACAAAAAACCCACGGGCATTTATAACAATGTCAACCGGCATGTTATCCCCTCTTGCCAACGCAAACTATTCCCCGGTAGGGATAGTGCAGAGTGGGACGATAGAGAACATCGTAGGGTCCGCAGCTTCATTCACCTGCACAGTAAGTCCTGTCGTAACACTTTATGACTGTGGGACTACTGCGGGATCGTGTAGTAGCCCAACCTTGCTTGGGAGCGTAACAATCACTGGCGCAACCTTCAATGTGGGCACGATAAGCAATGCAACTCTGACAGCAGGTCATTATCTTGTTTGGAGTATCCCGACAGGAGCATGCACGACGGCAAATCTAAGCGCAAGCGCAGAGTATCGTACGAACTAGGCAAGCGGATCACAGATGCAAAGAGCGTCATGGTAATCGACAAGGACATCGCGGACACCAACGAGCGGGTAGCCTCCCTAGAGCAGTGGGTTGCCTGTCACGAAGACCGCCATGTCCGCGATTCCGAAGCATCTGCCACGGCAATAGCGTTGGCTGTGAAAAACGAGATTGCGCTGTCGGCTGCATCGGCAAACCCGATAGGGGCCATGGTAAAGTATGTTGCGGGTTTGGTTGCGTTGATTTTGGTGGCGTTGCTGACATGGTTGTTGAAGGCGCGGTAAAATTATGAGCACGAAGGGCTGTAGATGACAGAATCAGCGGAGCAGTGGGCAATCGAAGCACGAGCGACAGCGGCGGGCAGAATGGACAGGATGGAAAAGTCCATAGACGACTTTCGCATAGAGCAGGTATCCCAGGGAAAGACTCTTGCGCAGATCGTCGCCAATACATCGCCACTACCAGAGTTGCATCGCAGGATACGCGAAACTGAGATGGCAGTCAGCAAGGTCTGGACTGTACTTGAAGTAACGTGGGCCATCGTCGCGGCGCTTCTAGGAGCGACGTGGGTGTGGAAACATTGAAAAAGGAGAACTATGGAATTTAAACTTGGTAAGCTCGAACCAAAGCATATCGTCAGTACGCCAGCATTCGGCGACTATCTCGACAAGGCGACCACGTGGCCGTCAGTCAAAGCGCAGGGTTGGGAATACGCGCCCGACTTGGGGCCGATGGAAATGCTTGGGAACGATCAGTACGGAGATTGCGCCGAGGCCGGTGCAATGCACCTAATTCAGGCCCAGACGGCCAATGCCGGTAGGCCACTACACGGCACACTAGCGCAGACGCTCGATCTGTACAGCGAAGTGACGGGATTCAAGCAGAACGACCCCGACAGCGATCAGGGGACTTGCTTGCTGGACCTGCTGCGCTACTGGAAATCGACGGGCATCACTGTCACGAACGCGCAGGGACAGCCAGTAGTTCACAAGATTTTAGGCTGGGCCTCTCTGGACCTAAGCTCTATCGCGCAAGTGCGCTATGCCAATTTCCTCTTCGGTGGTACGTACCTCGGTATCCAGTGTCCGCAGAGCGCTGAGGATGATACAAGCAACTGGACAGATGTTCCCAACTCGCCAGTTATCGGCGGTCACTGCATTACTGGCGTCGGCCAGGGGGCGGCGGGTGGACACATCATCTCGTGGGGATTGTCGATTCCGTTCTCGTGGGCATTCTTCCTTCGCCGCGCAGACGAGGGGTATGTGGTTGTCAGTCCCGAGTGGGTCAACGCACAAGGGAAGTCTCCCAGCGGACTTGACTTGAACGGCCTGCTGGCTGCGCTGAAGGTGCTCTAATGGAAGTATCCCAAAAACTTATTGACTTCACCAGGACGTCTGAAGGATTCCGTGCAAAGCCGTATATGGACAACGGCAGCTTGGCAATCGGCTATGGACACCATGGACCGGATGTCAAGCCTGGGCTGGTCTGGGACGAGGCACAAGCGGACATGGCTCAGCGAGCGGACTTTGCGGAATTTGGCCGACAGATTGCGGGTCTGGTCAAGGTTCCACTGACACAAGGACAGTTCGATGCGCTGGTGGATTTCGTCTATAATCTTGGCAGCGAGCGCTTGAAGGGTTCGACACTGCTCACGCTGCTCAATCAACGCGCTTACGCCGGGGCTGGTCAGCAGTTCTTGCGGTGGGATAATAATAATGGAAAGCCTGATGCTAATTTGCTTGCACGGCGTCGGCAGGAACTTCAACTGTTCTGGAACTCATAAGGAGCGCATCGTGACAAATTGGAAGACAAGTACGAACGGAATCTTGGCAGCTATTATTGGAGCGGCGGGCCCTCTCACCGCTTATCTCGCAACTGTCAGTAATCCCAAGGCTGCAACGGAGGCGGGCGTAGTCACGCTGATTGCATCTATTGCCCGCGTCTGGATTGGCCTCTTGCAGACAGACTCCATCACCGCGAAGCCTCCTGTGGACGACGCGAACGCGCTCGGCCTCAACAAGTAACCCGCGCACAACGAAGGGAAGCTATGAAGTGTTATCCGCTCGTCTGCTCGGGGAAATTCACTGAGAACATCAACGGGGCCGATATGACCGCTGACAGGTAGCTATACTGGGTTTATATTCTAGTATTGAGTTTGCTAACGATGCTCTTCGTGATTTAGCTAATACCAAATACCCTGATGGATGGGGAGTATCGGTTACCTACGTAGGAGACAGAGCGGATACAGATACGGATCCAAAATTCTGAACATTTACAGGTAACCCGCCGCAAGACGGCGCACACGAAAGGAACATATGAACACAATTGACCGCTTCACAGAAAAGATGAAAGTGCTGACGATGGCATCGCTGATGATTGTCGCCACGATGTTTGCTCCTGCAACCGCTCTTACCATGACCGGCTGCACGGTTACGACAACGCAGATTGCCAACGACGCAACCGCTGTCGCCAAAGTTGCTCTCCAGATCGCCACGGCTTCCGCAGACCTCTATCCGGCCATCTCGGCCAAGATCACCCTGGCAGCAAACGACGTGTCCAGCGTAGCCAGTGCTCTGCTGGCAGGCACGACTACCGAGGCCCGCTTGATTGCCGTGCTTCAGACGCTCGACACGATCCTGTCGGCCATCCCAACGACAGTAACGCAGACGATTGCGGAGTTCCTGCCTATTGCCATTGCCGGTATTGAGGCCATCTACTCCTATGTTGAAACCACTTCGGCATCACTCGCGAAGGGCGCTCTACGTTCCACCAGCAGCCCGTGGTCGGGGAAGGCCAACATCAAGCATCGCTTTGGACGGTCGCGCGAGGGTGATTTCAGGGCGGCTTGGAACGAGGCTGTGAAGAAGAACCCTAGCGCCGGATTCGCCAGGGTGTAACCAACTATATCGAATTTCAAATAGGGCCGCTTATCATCAGTGGCCCTATTTTTAGAGGTTAATCATGGCACTATGCAAAGAGCAATTATTTGAAAACATCACTCCTGTTATTTATGATTCCCTAGCAGAGAAGGTTAAAGAAGAAACAGGAGTCGTTATTTCTGGCTTACAAGGTGAAGCGTCAGCGCAAGGCTACACTATTGCGTACAGGTTTGACCCTGGTACTGACATTCTGTCGCTTCAGTGCACAGATGCGCCTCGCCCTGAGCGCTGGTTCCCCTCAAAGATTGAGGCCGCTATCGCTAAGATGGTTCAAGACAGCCTTCCTACTAAGTAAAACAGCCCTTCAGGTTTCGGCCTGGAGGGCTGTTTCTATGCCTTCTTTTGCTGCTGAATCTCAATGTACTTGTCCAAGTAATGCCGGGCCTTGATTAAGTCCTCTACGCCGTTCTTGTCCCTCCATCTAAATACGTACTTTGTGATGTTCCCCTGGAAGTAGTCCAGATTGAAAATATCTACCACATCCCAGTGTTGCAGATCAGGCCGCCCATGTGCGCTATAGTGAGATCCGCCCACCTGGCGCGCGTTAGCCGATTCAATTACGCTGGGCGTTTGCAACAAAGCAGCCAGAGCCTGACTACGTTCTGCTTTCTTTGATTTGCGCGTATACGTCGAACTGCGGTCCGCGGATGCCATTGCTTTCCTCCCATATTTCTGCTATGGCGCTAATCACGCCAAGTTCGTGCTCTGTGTACGGCGCGAATACCAAACCGTCGTTCACGCGCTGATTCCACTTGTAGTAAATCGGGCTCACCGTGCGATTACCCAGAGCGGCCTCACGGCAACAATGCAGCATACCGTCTAGAGCATCCGCCATCTTCAGCAGACGCAGCTCATATTTGCTCAGGTAAGGCTGGAAGCTCAGCTCGTAATGGGCGAGCACGTCGTTCTCAGCCTTCTCCAGGGCCTCAGCAGTACCGCTGGCCCATTTAGCTGGGGCAGGCGTGTCACCTACGTACTGCTCCCCCAGATCGTGCGTAAGCGCGGCTAAGAGTAGAGTAGCTGAAGGACCGGGCGCTGAACTGAGCAAGCAGCAGAGCATCGCTACACCCCAGCTATGCTCAGCGTCAGTGTTCACGGTCACTCCCGGGCGCACGTGGAAGCGCTGCACCGCGCCGCCCTCCTGAATGAATTGCAGTTTGTCTTTGATAGTAGGTGTCATTTCTTCCTCCTGTCTACCCACTCTTGGCACGCGCGCTGCCAGTCCGGCGCATCGATGCCGTCCAGGCAAACATTCATGCTGAATTCGTCATGCTGCTTGCGGTAATACCAGGCCAGGAACATCGGCACTGCGACGTCAGCCATAAAGCGGGTCTTCAAAGTAGGAATTTCCAATTCCAAAGCGCCTGGCTCCGCACTCCCATGGCTCGGTATTACATTAGACTCATGGCGTATCAACGCGCGCGCCCAAGGCATGAACAGTGCCAAGTCATCATCGAAGCCAGGCTCTAAGGCCGGGCCGGTATCAGGCAACTTGCCCAGTGTGTCGCTTTCTTGAGCAATTTGTTTCAGCTTCTCACGGCTGAACTTATCTAGGTAGCAATGAAAGTTATTTGAGAACTGACGGTAGACACCTGCTAGAATTCCCACTCTCATCGCAAGATATTCTTGTAAGAAACTGAAGTGGACGGCGTTCGCGCCGTAGCAGCCCCAGATAATGTCGTTGCTGCGGTTAGTCACCGTGATGTTGAGGCGGCCCCCGCGCGCGTCTACGTAGATCTGCGTGTTACAAGGGACATCTTTTCCGCCGTTAATAGCCACTATCATATCAGCGCTACTGTTCCTGCACCACTTGAGCCACTGAGGAAGTGCAGGATTATCTGCCGCATTCCACATGCCTAGCACGCAGCGCCTAGACTCAGAATTGGTCTTCAATTCTTCGATCACCGCATCTATCTGATCGTACCCGAAGAAAGACCGCAGGCGCCAGCCGTAAGCACCCCAGCTAGTTTTTCCGTCGTCAGAATAGTTCAGCATATTCTTGGCAAAGTAACTGGTGAACTCGACGTCATTACTTCCAGACAAAATCCAAAGCGCCTCCATCACGTGGAAGAAAGGATTTGCGTCTCGTGTAGGACTGTAGAGCACGCGGCTACGCGGGTTAGTGTACTCCGTGCAGACCGGCTCGGGCGCAACCAGTACGCGCCCATTGCGGCTAGTTTCTTCCACTCCGCACTGAAGTAGGTGCATGATACCGTGATACAAGGCATCATTTACGTCGTCTGTTTTGAAACTATACATTCTTACTTCCTCCCGTCAACCTTTTAATCGCCTCGTCTGAATCCATAGAGTCGACTAGGTCTTGAATGTGCTCACGTTTCTCTTCTTCCTTCTTTGCGGTTAACTCTTCCACCTTTCGGTAATAAACTAGTACCGCGCGACCGGCGTCCGTAGTTTCAGGATCTACACGTACGTACAGAGATACCTCTCGGCCTTTTCGGTCTACAAATACAGCATGCCCTGACGGTTTGACTGTCACAGTAAAGTGTGCCTTTACGAGACGGTTAACAGTGGCTAGGTCAAAGGCCCCGCCGAAACAGCCTCCTTCTACCTTACTACCATTGCCCCACAGACGGGTGTGGTATCCTATGTCACTAGCCACTACTTCCTCCATATCTTGTCATCAAACGCATTTTTGAAGCAGGGCCATTCCCTGCTCATCATTATAACCTCTCCGGTGGTGCGGTAGTGATTCTGCTTTTCAACGCACATACCAGGATCATTCGGAGTATCTTCCAGGCGCAGGTAAGCGGGTAAGCACGCCTTCCTCGCTTCCCAAAACACAGAGTAGTCCTCGTTGGGGAGGGCTTTCTCGGCAAGCTGGAGTCTACGATGTAACATATCCAAATATACTCCAGGATACCTACGAGATTTTCTGTGCCAACTTTTAAAAGTGCAGAAAGTGCTCTCGAGAGTAAAGAAAGATACGTCCTTGAAGAAGGGCTCACCTTTGAATCGCTTCTTAGACTCGGCCAGCAGGGTCGTGCCTTCTTCCTTCAGCCATTCTATCTGGCCCGGCGCGTACTTTCCATCAAAGTCGTAATCCTTTCTCCAGTCTAGGTCGTCCCTGCCAAGAACCTTAGCCAGGCCGTTACGATGAGACTTGGACCCTTCTAAATCCTCCAGGAACAGCTGATCACAATCTAGCGGCAGTCCGGCGAGACGTAAATACTCCATATACGAAAAAGTGCTCAGTCTACCGAACGTAAAGAACTTAGATCGTATCTCTGCCCACAGGCTACGGAACGCCGCTCCTTCGTCCGCGCCCTTCCCCATGACTTTCCTAAAGTAATTTCCTTGGGATTTACCACACAGAGCCTTGTAGCATTTCACAGATTGAATGAAAAGGCTCTTATGATGCCGCCTGTCCGTATCCCATCCAAGGCGGGTGAACTCCTCATTAAACCACTTGTCCAGTTTATCCACGTTCAACTTAGAGAAGTCAGGGAAGCGCCGGTAAATAGACAGCGTAGTTGGCGGATGCTGTGAATTTCCATTTACAAAGCAGAACCACAGTCGCTGTTCATCTGTCATCTTGTACTTTTCAAAAAAGTACGGGAATAGAAAGTACACTCCACCGGGGTGCGCCCTGTGACGTAAGTGGAACTCATAAAATCGCAAGAACACTTCTCTGCGGTACTGCGGTTCGCGGAAGTCCATGCCCGCTTTGAGCGCCTTTACCTCTGACATGCCTTCCAATGTGCAATACCGACCCAACGAGGCACGTCCAGCTGCGGGGTAATAATTCAATCCGTCAGTCGTGGGCATAATTTACCTTTCTTCTTGCTAAGTTCGTAGGATGCTCGGCGGTTATCGGACCAGGGCTTACCTTGTCTACTTACGCTCATCGCCGCGCGAGTTGCCTCGGTATGCGCCCGCCCCAACCATCTTTTATTCCCCAGCTGAGCCTGACTTATTTTGCGGCGCGCTTCTGCAGACACAGTATGTCCTAGCGCGTTTGTGTTACCCATCTGCGCCAAGCTCATTTTCAAGCGTTCGTTTTCAGGAACTACTCGGCCTGTAAGAGCTAAGCGCATCTTTGTCCTTGTTTCTTCAGAAACTACCCGGCCTGTGTTAGCTCTACTAACTTTTTCCCGGGCTTCTGCTGAATGCGTAGAGCCAGTCTTATGGAGGCGCGTATGCTCTGTGCCTAACATGAGGCGTAAATTGCTCATAACATCACGAGCTGGGTTCATGTCTTTGTGATGAAGACACCAGCCTTCGGGCACTGTCTGTCTTCGCCACTTCCACCAGACAAGATGTGCGCGAGGAACCCAGGTTGTTCCGAAAGCCTGATGATTTACAGTTTTAACATACGCTCTACCGTCAGTCTTGTAGCGCACAGTACCTACTGGCTGCGCCTTCACTTGCCCCTCCTATAAAACGGGCGCATCGCGTCTTCTTTCGGCTCCGAGCCTATCACCCAGAACAGCTTAGGGACGCGTCCTAGCGCTTTCTTCATCAGAGCAGGGTGATCACGCATAAAAGAAAACACTTTCCCTTCATACCTAGGATGAAATTCCACCCCGTGATAATTATACGGCATAAGGTCATTATAAACGCAGTAGCCGCCCGCGCAGCACGCCCCTACTCCGCAGCCATGATTTACGTTCACATGATAGAGATCGTATGCCGCCTTACGATAGTTTCCTGCAGGCTCCCTACTAGGATCCTGCAGAAAGTGCGGCCGGAACTGGCCCGGCAAACCGGGGTCTACACGCCTCAACCGATCGTACACGTACTCTGGGTCGATAGACCCGTGAGCGCCTACGCCCATCAATACTACGCGCTTGAGATGCTTAGGGCGGTAAGCCGTAATGCCATATAGCACTGACACTACAGAATTACACGACCCAGCCGCAATAACCAAAGTTTCTACGTCGCCAGGCACGTTCTCCACCTGGTGAGCCCCCAGAGCATGGAAGGCCGATATTTCTTCATCAGTGTTCCTCTTCTCACTAAGGGTTATATTCGTCTCCAAGGGCCAGTAATCATTCTCCTTCGCCAATTTGAAGGCGTCATGTTCCAGAGTTTTTGCGTACCCGCATTTGCTCAGATGCAAAGTAGCCCCGGCCCCGCGCGCCATTTTCAGCATAGGGTACTTAGTCCAATCCGCAGAACCGCACACGGTGATGGCCGGCAAGCCGTAATGGGAAGCCACCACGGCAAGCATGAGATGCTGAGGCGAACCACTGACGGCTCCTCCGACTACGCCGTGCGCGCCGTTTTGCGCAGCCTTGCTAACGAGCCAGATCAATTGTCGCAACTTTGATCCGTTCACCCCTCCGTACCCAAGGGGAGCGAACTTGTCCTCACGCTTGAAATACCAATCGCCGATTTTCTCTACAGGAGTGAGTGCGCGTAGGTACTTCTCCCACTTCACGCGCGCCCGATCTAGACTTAGAATCTTGAAAATCGTGTCCACAATACCTCCTTAAAAATAATTTTGAAAACGTGAAATAATCCTTTACTTTTCATGAATTCACGTTATAATGATTTCAGTGCTTAGAAAGGAGCACTCAAACATGAAGACTCTCACCACTAAACAGAAAGCCGCCAAAGCCAAGAAGATGCGTGAATACCGAGCTGAGAAGAAAACCACCGCCGCCGTCGATACTATGCTGTATCTCGCAAGCCTCGCCGAGAAGGCAGGTAAATCACAGTCGACGAATGAGCCCAAGGCCGTAGCGCCCAAGGCCGTAGCGCCCAAGGCCGTAGCGCCCAAGGCCGTAGCGCCCAAGGCCGTAGCGCCCAAGGCCGTAGCGCCCAAGGCCGACGACCGCCGCATTACGCTGCTCACCAAAGTAAATCCGTACCGGCAAGGCACTACCGCTGAAGCGACGTTCGAACTTCTTCGCAAGAGCCGCACCGTAGCTGCCTTCCGCGCGGGGATCAAGGTGGCTCATGCCGGCACGGTAGACCCGAGCTACCTGACCTGGGCCACCAAGCCTCATGGTAAGCAGCCCGCATACATCGTAGTCAAGTAGAGACGTCACTGAGTTTCCACTAAGCGCCTGAGCCGTCACTCGGGCGCTTTCCATCTATACTCCTACATACCGAGCCTTCGGGCGGCCCCATCCTTGCTGCACTTTGACCATTTTCCCTAATTCGCACAGGCAATTCTGCAGATCTTGAGCGTGCATAGGAGGCATGGAGCACTTCTCCAAAAACTTGTCTACGCTGGGCTTCAATTCCATGAGCGCCGCGTACCACTCAGCTTCCTTCCATCCCTTTTCAAACTCTCTTCCGAACACCCAGTTCAGCCCACGGCGACTGCCCGTGCCGCTCGCAGCAAACGTCCGCCAGTCAGAGGCCTGTAACAACGGACCTACGTACTTAACATCTGCTATAACCTGGCCGCTCATAAAACTAGCCAGACCTCGCAGAGATGACAAACGCTCATAAAACTCTTGGATTGTGTCACCAGCGCGCGGCCTGACGTGCTTACGCTGCGCCCATGCTTCATCCAAAATATCACAGTAAAATCCTACCACGGGCGCTTTGTGTTTGTGGGTAGTCACCATGTATGCCGAATTCATCACCGTCAGGCCCTGCGCGCGCCTATCCGCAATAGTATTTTCTAAGGCTCTGCGGCGGGCAGTCCCCCATGGAGAAGGGTATCCTACGGCATGCAACGTTTCTGGCTTGTTGAAAATTCTGGCTACGTACATCGCAAACCATAGATCAGTATCTTCATGATGCGGGGCGCGCCAGTTTGTGGCTATCCACTGTGTAACTGTGTCTAGCTCCCGGTACACATTGCAGAACCGATATTGCTGCAGAATAGGATCCTTAGTCCACGGCTTGGGTTTGCCGGCCTGGCGCTTTAGGTAGATGCTGTAGCGCTCTTTGATCCAGTAAAAAAGCTCTTTAGTGCGTAGTCTGGGCATACTCCTCCAAGAACTTCACTACTTTGCGCGCCGCCGTCTCCGGCTTCAACTTGTGGTCTACATCGTACACTCTTTGGTTGGGGTTCTTCTGGTTCAGCACGCGCTGCCGAACCATGTAGACAGAACGGTGCTTGCTGGTAGTATTGGCCGGGTTCATAGGCTCTGTAACGCCGCGCGCCGCGCGCCGCTGCCGGCAGCGCTCCAAACACACTTCCAAGGGCGTGTCCATGAACGCATAGACCCAGGGCACTCCATCCTTAGTGGTCTCACTCAGAACTCCCAGGCCCTCCGTAATTCCGTACACTCCTCCGAAGAGCAGGCCTTCACACAGAACGAGGGTTTTGCGGAACTTCTTACCCGCGTACTGAGCCACCATGCTGTAACGATCTTCCTTACGGATTACCCCGTCCATACCACCGCAAGGAGAGCGGTAATCCCCCAGCACTACTACGGTATCGAACGTTCCGTGCAAAGCCTGCCCAGGCTTCACCTTAGCTCTGTATTCTTTAATCTTAGGCTTTTCAGGAGCCCAAAGAACAGGCTCGAAGTCCCATAGTTTCAGCAGCGCCCTAAACAGGCTTGACTTGCCTGACCCGGAAGTCCCGGCTAATTTGAATATCATGCGTGCTTCCTTTCCTCAGAATGAAACGCCGCAGCACCTTACTAGGAGGGCTGCGGCGCGCGTGATTTAGATGTAGCAGTCTTAGTACGCCAGCGAAACATATGCCGGCTGCTTGCCGTGCTCAACGGTGGTCCACGTCAAGTACGTTATATCGTACTTTTCCGGATCGGCCTTAGCCGCTTCACGGAACGCACCTGCCGTCTTGCTCTGCTTGAGCAGATCGAACGTGACGTAGGCCTTGCTGCCCTCGCGGTAAGGATTGGCCTTCTTCTCGGTGAGAATGGTGATCTTCGCGGTGTCCGGGATTGCGGGCTTGCGTCCTGCCGATGGTGCCTTCTCAGCTTTTTCAACCTTGGCAGCTTTGGCGGGCTTCTCGGACTTGGTGCTGGCAAACTTGCGCGACTTCGGTGTGTCTTGAACAGGTGCTTCAAACTTCTTGGACATAGTAGCAATCTCCTTGCAGTGCAGAACTGCGGTTAAGTAGCCCACGGCTACGGGCGTCACTGGAACGGATGGAACCACGGGGTTCAGCAACTGGTTGGCAGCTTTCACCAAGTCAACCTCACCTGGTACCGGCCGCAATGTTTTCAAGATCTCTGGCGGGACTACGCCCACACTTACCCTGCTACTATTATTATAAACGCAAATCGCGCCTTGCGAGTTTTCTTTTTCCAATTGCATCAAAATAATTCCCAAGCGAGGGTCTTCCAGCAGCCGCACGGAAGCAGCCGTAATGCGCGGCTCAGGCGTGCCCTCGCGTGGCGCGGCGGGCGTGAACGGCGCGGGAGCCAGCTTCACAGGTTCCGTTTGGCGCTTAATAGCGGTCTTAACCTTCTTCAATGTGTCCTCCATTTCTGAATCTTTTTCATACTCATCAGTCAACCATGCATCAACTTGGGAAAGAACAGTACCCAAGTCGTATGGCCGGGCCTTTACTCCCACGGCTAGCACGGGCGTCAGCACCCCACAGCATAGGCGGCTTCCGCCTTCATAAATTTGCGGCATCACTCCGCAGTGTAGACGATGACCGCTGACGGCGTATATCTGCAAAGATCCCTGGCTGTTACACCGTTCCAATTTCAGACTTACCAAGCCGCCAGGGTGATCTAGCAGGCGAAGGTTTCTAGCCAAGATGACGTCCAGATTTCTCAGCAACGGCTTGGGAACGGCCTCAAGTTCTACATCTAAGGCTTCGACGTAAACCTCACGGCGCACGACGTCGTCAGCCTCCCGCTGCGCCTTGTGGCCCAGCGGCTTCACCGCTGGTAGTATCGTGCCTGGCACGGCCAGGGAGGGGGCTACGCGGCGCTGCACGGCCTTGACTGCCTTCCTCGCCGCTTTGCCGGCCAGTAGCTGCGCCGCATGAGTGGCAACTAGCAGGCCTGTGCACCGCTCGGCAAAGTCAACCGCCTTAGCGGCGGCGCAACTGCCCACCGGGCCAAGGGCACTGTAGAATGCCTGCACCACGTTGGTAATGCCCGTCTCAGCCGCCTTGACGCCGCCCTTCTCGCGGTTGAAGAGCACCCTCAGCAAAGCCATACGGTCGCTGTAGTGCTTGTCACCGCGAAGATTCTGGACGTCGAACCGACCCTCGGTCACTCCTTTTAACATCTCCACGGCGCGCACGACGTTCAACGGCCTGCCCTCAGCCGCCGCGATCACACGCGCTTCTACCTGCGCGACCGCCGCGTCCTTAGCATTCGCAATAATGTCCAGAGCCTGCACGGCTGGCTCCTTCTTAGCAACTTTCTTCTCTCCAGAAGAAGCCGCGCCCTGTCGCCCGCGCGCCCGCGCCGCCTCCACTCGGACTGCCTTGGGCGTCTTCGTCTTAGCTAGCAATTCCAGCAGAGAGTCTTGAGAAGCACCGCCCGTTTGCGTGCCATCGGAGAAGCGTAGCACCCAGACGCCGTTAGTTTGAATCAGAATAGCCCGGCCATCAGCGTGGGAGTAACCGCTCGCGCCCTGCTCCGTGCGGATGAAGGAGAAACCGGCCTTCCAAAGGGCCCTGTGGACCTCGGGGGAAGCTACCGCCACACCGTCAGGTATGCCATCGATAATAGAAGGTCGTGGCGCAATATCCAGGATAGTCTGGGCGGCACCCACGCGAGCAGGATTAGCATCATCCACAATCTTCTGTGTGGCCTCGACCAAATCTATGGCCTGAGCCTTCTGGGCCTTCTCAGCAGCCCTCTTCTCACGTTTGTGCTTAGCGTCTTGCGCCCGTTTAGCAATCTTCTGGTCTTCCGTCATAGCGGTGGCGATCCTTTCTAATCGCTCCCTATCCCCATTTCTCATGCGGGCTTTAGACCGCCAACGGCTGGGTTAGGAGCCTATACTAGACTCCTAAACGTCTATGTGCATCACTAAAACCTTGCGAGCAATTTTAACGGCTTTTAAGGCGTCGTTAACAGAAACAATACGTCCGCCTGGCATGCCTCGGTACACAATGTCAAGCTGGGCCTCGGCGGTGCGAATAAACGCAAGCACAATTTTAAGAGCCGTACGAACTTCATCGCTTTCCATTTCAAAGTGCTCCTTTCTAAGCACTGAGACCATTATAAACCTGTTTTCTGCGAACGACGGAATTTATTTTCAGAAATTCCACGGCCCAATAACAACCATGTAGCCGGATGCATGCAAGTAGCCGATAAAAGCCGACAAAGCAAAGAAGCCCAGGGAGACGGAAATAAGGGCAATGGTAACACGAGGAAAACGCTCGGCAAAGTCCATATTGGAGTGGCCTTTCAATCCACATAAACCCATTTTCTGCGAACGACGGAATTTATTTTGAAAATAATTTCAGGCCCTGAGCTTTGCGCTCAGGGCCTAAAACTAGACGCTCTTATAGTAATTTCAGCATGCCAAAACACACCGTGCCCTTGGTCAATTTAGCACACTCGACAACCTGCTCTTCGGGTTCCGGTAGCCGCCAGGCGCAGAGGCCAGCAAAAATGCGGAGCTTCACGGTGAGATCCTCCTTGCAGCGGATGGACCACCCGGCCTTGATGGACTCCCCGGCCTTGATGGACCGCCCGGCCTTGATAGACGACCCGGCCTCGATGGACAGCCCGGCCTTGATGGACTCCCCGGCCTTGATGGACCGCCCGGCCTTGATAGACGACCCGGCCTCGATGGACAGCCCGGCCTTGATGGACTCCCCGGCCTTGATGGACCGCCCGGCCTCGATGGACC